GTTGCTAGTATGTTAAAAGGATTTAGTGCTAAGAAAGTTTCTAAAAACGTTAAGAAAAAATAATGTCTAATGGCTACTTCAGGAACTACAACATTCGATTTAGACATAGATGATATTATTGAAGAAGCCTATGAACGTTGTGGCGTAAGAACTAACAGCGGATACAATATAAAATCAGCAAGACGAAGTTTAAACATTTTATTTTCTGAATGGGGAAATAGAGGAGTTCATCTTTGGAAAGTTGTACTTAAAGAACAAGCTTTAACCGCTGGTACAGCAACTTATGCTACACCAGAAGATTGTAGTGATGTATTAGAAGCTTATGTTTCAACTGCTCAAACTATAACTCAAACAACTAACGATATTTCTTTAGATAAAATTGATAGATCTGCTTATGCAGCTCTTCCTAATAAAGGACAACAAGGACAACCTTCACAATACTATGTGAATCGTCAAATTAATCCTACTATCAGTTTATATTTAACACCAGACTGTGCTCAATATATTTATTTAAAATATTATTACATTAGTAGAATTCAAGATGCAGGTGCATATTCTAATCAAGCAAATGTACCTTATAGATTTTTACCATGTATGATTTCAGGTCTTGCATATTATCTAGGACAGAAAGTTGCTCCAGATAGAGTTCAAGGTTTAAAATTAGTATACGAAGATGAATTACAAAGAGCTTTAGAAGAAGACTCTCAAAGAACAAGCTCTTATATTTCACCTTATTCTTACTTTGGAGATGGAATCTAATGGCATTTTCAAGAGGTAAAAGATCATTGGCTATTTCTGATAGATCAGGAATGCAATTTCCATATGTGGAAATGAAAAGAGAATGGAATGGTTCTTTTGTACATTTTAGTGAATACGAACCAAAACAACCTCAATTAGATCCAAGACACCATAAAGCAGATCCACAAGGATTAAAAAATGCTAGATCAGATACTGTTCCAGGTGGTGGATGTTTAGTACAATTAGATTTACAATTTTGGCCAGGACAATATCTTTCAATTGGTATGCAACCTGGAATAAGTGGAGATATAATTAATGCAGCTAGACAAGCATACTCTAGTGTTGGAGATGTAACTATAGATATAACATGACATACGCAGAATTATTATCAAGTATAAGAAACTATACAGAAGTAGACTCATCAGTTTTAACTGATGGTGTTTGTGATACATTTATTAAAAATTCTGAATATAGAATATTTAGAGAAGCTGATGCTGATTATTCAAGAGAATATGCAACATCAAGTTTTAATTCTGGAAACAAATATTTATTATTACCAGATGATAATACAGATGAAGGATCAACTACTGTTAGAAGAGCTTTTATAGTAAGATCTGTAGTAGTAACTAATACTTCATCAGCTCAAATATCATTAGAACCTAGAGATGATACATTTATTACTGAATATAATAGCTCTGGAACAAGTGGTTTTCCTAAGTATTATTCAATGTATAAAGAAAATGCTATTCAAGTAGCCCCTATACCAAATAGTAGCTATGCTGTTACTCTAGATTATGTATACACACCTGATAATTTAAGCTCAACAAATACAACTACTTATATTAGTCAAAATGCACCAGAACTATTATTATATGCTTGTTTAGTAGAGGCCTTTGCGTATTTAAAAGGACCTATAGATATGTACAAACTATATCAAGACAAGTATAATACATCATTACAAGGATTTGCGTTAGAACAAACAGGTAGAAGACGCAGAGACGAGTTTCAAGATGGTGTGTTACGAATTAAAATTAATTCACCATCACCATAATAACTATAAGGAGTACAACATATGGCAATAACACAAGCAGTGTGCAACACATTTAAGTCAGAACTTTTAGGTGCAGTACACGATTTCGATTCAGGTTCAGGACAAGCTTTTAAATTAGCATTATATACGTCAGCGGCTAACTTATCCGCAGCTACAACAATTTACACAGTAACTGGTGAATGTCCAGATTCAGGACAGTACGCAGCAGGTGGTGGAGTATTACAATCTCAACAAGTATCACTTGATAGTTCTACAGCTATAGTAGATTTTGCAGATTTATCTTTTACTGGTGTTACATTAACAGCAGCTGGAGCATTAATTTATAATAATACAACTACTGCAACTAAAAGAGCAGTTTGTGCTTTAAGTTTTGGTGCTGACAAGACAGCAACATCAGGAACTTTTACAATAGTATTTCCAGCATTTACAGCAGCAGCAGCTATATTAAGAATCGCATAATTTTAGGAGGGCCAGGTGGCAGATATTACAATAGAAGTAACGTCGCCTGGTACTCTTACCACATGGGGAATCTCTACTTGGGGATCTGCATCATGGGGACAGATTTCAGGATTAAGTTCTGAACAAAATAGTGCAGATATTTTAATAGATGTATCTTCTGATGTTACGGGACAACAATTAAATTCTACATCTAATATAGTTTCTATAAATGCAGATGCAATATTAACTTTAGATACTAATTTACTTACAACTTCTACTGGAACTTTAACAGGCGGACAAAGCCAAGAAGTAGAAGTTACTTCACCTGGTAATTTACCTTGGGGTACAGAATCGTGGGGCTATGGTTCGTGGGGCAATATTGGTGGAATGGATATTTCCATTGGACAAGACACTGTTCTTGTTCCTTCAGTAGAAGTTGATGTAACAGGAAATCAATTAAATACTACTACTGGAACCTTTTCAATTACAGGAGATGCTAGTCTTACTTTAACTGGAATAAGTTCTGCTACAACTACTGGAACAATAAGTGCTCAAATAGATTTTGACGCAGCTGTTACAGGACAATCTATAGCAACTACAGTAGCTACTGTTTCAATTACTGCTGGAGCAGATATAGATGTAAATGGAAGTTCAGTAACTATATCTTTAGGAGATGAAGAAATTGATATTGCAGTTTCTGTATTTTTAACTGGAAATACACTTTCTTTAAGTTTGGGAACAGCTGAATTAGATGCAAATACGTTAGTGAATGTAACGTCTATATCTGCAACAACTACTATAAATTCAGTGTCTATAACTATAGATGTAGCACCAGAAATTACAGGTATACAAATGACTACTTATACAGGAACTGTATTTATAAGTGCCTGGGCAGTAGTAGATATAGGCATAACTAACAATTGGGCTGTTGTTGACATAGCAGCCTAATCAAACTAAAATTGGGTATTATTACAACTTTAAAAAGAATTTATGGCATCTAGTTTTTCTACAGATCTTAAACTTGAGCTGATGGTAACAGGGGAAAACTCTGGAACCTGGGGCGATAAGACAAATACAAATTTAAACTTATTACAACAATCAATAGTTGGATATCAATCCATAGCACTTACATCTACTAACACAACTTTAGCGATGACGGACGCTACAATATCAACAGCTAGAAATGCTGTTATAGAATTTACAGGAACAATTGCCGCTAACTCAACTGTTTATGTAGCAAGTGGAATTGAAAAAACATATACAATTAAGAATAGCACGACGGGTGCATTTACATTAGCATTAAATCAAGTTGCTGGAGCTTCTGTTATTTGGGGAGCAACTGAAAAAAATATTAAAGGTGTTTATTTAGATGGAACAAATGCAAATACAATTGATCTTAGCACATTGGGCGGAGCAATTAGTACAAGTGCTTCTATCGGAGATTTTGTTATTGGTCCTAATGAATTAGATACGGCATCAGTTACATCAGTTAAGATTGCATCATTTGCAGTTACATCTGCAAAATTAGATACTTCATCTGTAACTTCAGTTAAAGTAGCTTCTTTTGCAATTACATCGGCAGCTTTAGATACAGCTTCTGTAACTTCAGTTAAAATTGCATCAGCTGCTGTAGGAACAACTCAATTAGCAACAACAGGTGTCACAGCAGCAACTTATACAGCAGCAACTATTACAGTGGGTGCTGATGGACGTATTACTTCTGCATCTTCTGGATCAGCAGGTGCTGGAATGGGAATTTTAACATTATTTGCTGCAGGTCCTGCATCAGGAACATACACTGCTTCACCTACTGCAAATAGAATAGGGGTTTATATGATGGCTGGTGGAGGTAATGGAGGCACTCCTGGAGCAAATTCAAGTGGTAGTGGTGGTAGAGGTGGATTTGGATTTTATAATAAACCTATAACACAACCTTTTGCACAACCTTATTCTGTGGGAGCAAATGCTGCAAATACAACTATAGCAAATGTTGGAACTGTAAATGCAGGAAATGCTGCATCTCCTGGTCCATTTACTCCATGTAGTAATCCTGGTGCTGATGGTAATCCAGGAACTGCACCTGGAGCTGCTGTTACATTAGGTGCTCCAGTGGGTAATGTTAATTTTATAGTAGGCAGTCCAACGGCTGGTGGTTTCTATGGATCAGGTGGCGGTTCAAGTCCTTCAGCTCCAGCTCAAGCTGGTAGACCAGGTGTTATGGCTGTATTTGAAAACACAGGTACTTAAAAATGGCTTATTTTATTTTTTTAAAAGATTTAGATAATATATATGGTACAATAAGTCGTATTGCTGAAAATGAATCTGATTTAAATAATTTAAATATTATAAAAACAGATTATAAAATAATTGAAAATTCTCAAACTAATTTTGATTTAGTTAAATATGGCACTAAATATCCAAGTAAATACAACAATGATAATATAATTTTTGAAGATGCTATATCAATTTTTAATACAAAAAAAGAATTGCAAGATTCTATTAATTTTTTTAAACAACAAATAAAACAATTTTTAGATAATAATCCAAATCATTCTTTATTTACTCGTTGGAATGATTATTACAATCAATTAAATAATTTAAATTTAAATAATATTACATACCCTTTAAATATATCCCTAGAACAATATCTTAAAGATCAAGGGCAAACTTCACTAAGCACTTTACAATTACCATAAAAATTGCTATTAGTTTATCATGTTTGATAAAGAAATAGAGTTTAGTGCTCATGAAGATTATTTTGCACTTAAAGAAGATTATCCAATTCCTACTAAATTAAACATACCAGAATGGTATAAAAAATTAGAGCATACTGTTTATAATAAAACAATAAAGGGATGTATGCCTTTTTTAGATACACTTACTTCAGGGTATTTATTAAAAATGCCACAAGATTTTCATGTAAGACATAATGTAGAAAATGAACATGGTTTAAAAGATTCTTTTCAAACATTTGGATTATATGGAATGAATTCCTTATTACATGAAAAATGTATTAATTTAAATTCTGGTGTAGATATTCATAAAAATAAACAACTTGAAGGATCACCTTTTATTGAAAAAAATAAAAATCTACCTTTTTATAAGATATTAAATCCATGGAAAATTAAAACTCCAAAAGGATATTCTTGTTTATTTGTTTCTCCTTTAAATAATGCTGATGATAGATTTTCAATAATTTCTGGAATTGTAGATACTGATACTTTTCCAAATGAAATTAATTTTCCAATAGTTATTAATGGGGATAAATATCCAATACTTGAAACAACAATTAAAAAAGGTATACCTTATGTTCAAATAATTCCATTTAAAAGAGATAATTGGAAAATGAAATTAAAATCAAGGGATAAAGAAAAAATAAAAAATAATAGGCTTTTTTATGATTTAAAAATATTAAATATATACAAAGAAAAATACTGGAGTAAAAAATTATGGAAATAAAAAATTTTATAAAAATATATGATGAAATATTACCGTGGGAAGCATTATCTAATTTAATTCGTTTTTCAAATGTTTCAGAATTTAAAGAAACCAAAATTGGTGGTAAAGGTGCAAGCAGAACAGATTTTAATATAAGAAGAACATATACATTACCTTTGTCTAATTTAAATAACTCTTTATCTAATGTTCATTGGTTTAACTTACTTCAATTTTATTTTGATAAATATTTAAAACAATACCAATTTGATAATAATAATATTATTGATTATCATTATGATAGTATTTTTGATATAGAAATTTTAAAGTATGAAAATACTGGTTTTTATACTTGGCACGTAGATCATTTTGCATCAATACCAAGGACTATGAGTTGTATATTTTTGTTAAATAACGATTATGAAGGTGGAAATTTATGTTTTAGAAACCCAGACGGATCTGGAGAATGGGAAATAGAAGTTAAACCAAATAGAATGATAATTTGGCCAAGTAACTTTTTATATCCACATACAGTTAAACCAGTAACGAAAGGAAAAAGGTATTCCGTTGTAGCATGGGCTTTATAAGATTATGAATTTAAAAATAATAGATAATTTTTATAAAAAAAATGATTTTGAACACATGTTATCATCTTCTATATTAAATCCTTATAAATCAACATTGCAACCAAATGATAAATTTTTTATTTCAAGATCAAATGCTTATCCTTGCTATGAGACAACTAAATTTTTAAAAGACACATCTTTATTTGAAATATTTACAAAAACTTTTGAAGAAAAAACAGGGTTTATAATAGAAGATGTAAATACTTTTTTTAGAAAAATATATTCTAGTGAATTAGAACATGTTTTAAAATATGGATTAAGACCACATACGGATGAAAATAAATATAATATAGCTGGAGTTATTTATTATAATACTTTTAGTTTAAATGATGGAACTGCCATATTTTCAGGGATGGAAGAAAACAATTGTCAAATTGAACCAGATATTATTGTGGGATCAAAACCAAATAGATGTGTTTTTTATTGTAGTTCAATTTGGCATAGACCTTTACAAGATAAAAATACAGAAGTAAGAATTATACAACCCTTTTTTATAAAATTAAAAAAATGAATATTAAAAATTTTAAATATAAACTAATAAAAAATTTCTTAACTCAAGATGAAATAAAATTGTTAACAGATTATTGTAGAATTAAACATAGATTAAATTTTGACTCTTTTGATTTTGATCAAAACAATAATGGAGATACTTTTTTTTATGGAGATCCATTAATGGAATCTTTAATGGTTAATAAATTAGATTTAATGCAAAAAGAAACAGGATTAGAATTACTTTGTACCTATGCTTTCTGGAGAATGTATACTTTAAATGCTGAACTTAAAAAACATAAAGATAGACCTGCTTGTGAAATAAGTGTTACCGTAATGATTGGCTCTGATGGAACTCGTTGGCCAATATATATGGATGGCACAGAAATAAATTTAGAACCTGGGGATGCTGCAATATATTTAGGTTGCGAAATAGAGCATTGGAGAGAAGAATTTAAAGGAGATTGGCATGCACAAACTTTTTTACATTATGTAGATAAAAATGGACTAAATAAAGAATGGTTTAGAGATAAAAGAACAGTATATGGTATTAAAAAATGAAATTTAAACAATATGAAGATGGTTCTTGTGATATAGAATTTTCTTGGAAAGAAAGATTAATTCTTTTAAGAAAAGGTAAACTTCATTTATCCGATGAAGATTTAAAACATTTTGGAAATTACCTTGTTAAAATGGTTATGGATTGGCAATTAAAATTTAAAGAGGATGTTGCCAATAAATCTACTTTTGATAATACTAAAATAGAAGGAAAATGAATTTAGTAGAACAACAATTTTTTTCAACTCCTATTTATATTGATGAAGGTAAAAAAGATTGGGTAACTAAATTAAATTTATTATCTGATACCTATATTGAAGAACAAAAAAATAAATTTAAATTATCAAATAATAATGATTTTGGTCATGTACATCATTCTGAAAGTCTTTTATATGATATTAATTTTAAAGAATTTTTAGAATATATAAATTCAACAGCATTTAATATATTAGATTATCAAGGATTTGATCTTAAAAATTATATATTAGCAACATCTGAATTATGGGTTCAAGAATTTTCAAGTTTAGGTGGTGGAAATCATGCTCCGCATATTCATTGGAATGGTCATATATCTGGATTTTATTTTTTAAAATGTTCAGATAAAACATCTTTACCTAGATTTTATGATCCGAGACCAGGAAGAATGATGAATCTTCTTCCTGAAAAAAACGAAAATAATCTTACATTAGCAACACATTTAATACATGTTAAACCAGTACCAGGTAAATTTGTTTTTTTTAATTCTTATTTACAACATGAATTTATGGTAGATCATGGAATAGATCCTTTTAGATTTATACATTTTAATATACAAGCTGTACCTAAGCAGCTAATTAATAACGATATAAAACATATTTCATCTTAATCTTTTAGCTATATTCAATTAATGGTATAATAATCATAAATATGCCATTAAAAAAGATAGCATTAAAATCAGGATTTAATAAACAGGCTACCGCTTCACAAGCTGAAGGAGAGTGGATTGATGGAGATAATGTACGTTTCCGTTATGGCTCACCTGAGAAAATAGGTGGTTGGGAACAGATTACATCTAAACTAATGGTAGGAGCAGTTAGAGCTCAATGGTCGTGGACCGATTTAACTGGTAGACGATACGCAGCTCTTGGAACTAATAAATGTCTTTATGTATATGATGGAGATGATATTTATGACATTACACCACTTGATTCAACAAGAGCATTGGCTTCTTGTACATATACTTCTATAACAGGATCAGCAACGGTTACTGTTAATAAAAACTCACATGGATTATTAGTTGGAGAGTTAATTAAATTTACAAGTGCCACGACTCCAGGACCTACTACAACTGGATATACATCAGCAAGTTTTACAACAAATATATTTGAAGTTGTTACTGTACCTAATTTAAATACTTTTACTATTACTATGGCAACAGTTGAAACTGGAACTGGAGTAACTACTGGAGGAACATTAGGTTTAACACCTTATTATCTTGTAGGTCCACTTTCAGCAACATTAGCATATGGTTGGGGAGCTGGAACATGGAGTTTATCTACGTGGGGAACTCCTAGAACAACATCTAATACAGATATTGCAGCAGGAAATTGGTCATTAGATAATTTTGGTGAAGATTTAATAGCCACTATAAAAAATAATAATACTTTTAAATGGAATCCTAGTGCTGGAACTGGAGTTAATACTAGAGCTACATTAGTTCCAAATAATCCAACAGCTTCTATTTTGACAATAGTTTCTGATAGAGATAGACATTTATTACATTTAGGAACAGAGACTACTATTGGAAGTCCTTCAACTCAAGATCCAATGTTTATAAGATTTTCAGATCAAGAAGATATTGAAGTATATGAGCCTACTTCTACAAACACGGCAGGTACATTTAGATTAGATGATGGTACAACTATTGTAGGTGCTGTAAGAGCAAAAGATTATATTTTAGTTTTAACAGATACTGCAGCTTATAGTATTCAATTTGTTGGATCTCCTTATACATTTAGTATTAGAAAAGTAGGATCTAATTGTGGATGTATTGGTCAGCATGCTATAGCATTCGTTAACGGAGCTGTTTGGTGGATGGGGGATTCTGGTGGATTTAATATGTATGATGGTACAGTTAAAGATGTAGATTCTTTAGTTGAAGATTTTGTATTTACTACTAAAGGTACTGATAATTTAGGAATTAATTATTCAGCAGGAGATATTATTTATGCTGGATTAAATACATTATTTACAGAAATAAGTTGGTTCTATCCTAAAGCTGGATCAAATCAAATTGATAGAGTAACTACTGTCAATTATGCAGATATGGTTTGGACAACAGGTTCATTAGCTAGAACTACTTGGGAAGATTCTAAAGTATTTAAGTTTCCATATGCAACTGAATATGATGCAGCAGCAACTCCAACAGTTCCTACAATTAATGGAGTAAGTTTAGGAGCTTCATATTATTTTGCACAGGATAAAGGTAAAAATGAAGTGTTAAATTTAACAACTAATAATACAACTAGTTTAGCAGTATCTGCTTATGTTAGATCAGGAGACTTTGATTTAGATGTAGAAGGAGATGGTGAATACTTCTTGTCAGTTAGAAGATTTATACCTGACTTTAAAAATTTAGAAGGAACGGTTGATGTAACATTATATTTAAGATCCTATCCAGCTGATACTACAGTTGCTAAAGGAGAAACTTATATTGGTCCATTTACTATTACTACATCTACTGATAAGGTAGATACTCGTGCTAGAGCAAGATTAGCAAGTATTAAAATAGAAAACGACGCAATAGACGATAACTGGAGATACGGAATATTTAGAGTAGATATACAACCAGACGGAAGAGCTGGAAGTACACCACAAAGTTAATATGGCAAAAATAGATTATTTTATACCAGAACCTACAGATGAGTTTTCTCCAGATAACCAGAGACAAATTCTACAGGCTCTTGCTACACTTAGAGCACAACTTAATACTTCTTTTTTAGAAGAACAATTACAAGCTCAAGAAAGATTTACTTGGTATAATGTAAGGTATGGTTGTTAATGAGCTGTGATAATGTAAATTCAGGTCCAAGTAATCCGTCCTATGTTGCAATAGGTGGAACTAATACTGATGCATTCGGGAGATTAAGAGTATCTCAGCCTTATACTGTATTTGATTCACAAAATAGATACGCAATAGATAATCAATTTGATACTGCAACTATAACAGGTGGAAGTACCAGTCTTTTAGTTAATGAAGCCTCTGTTGCAATGATAAATGATACAACTTCTGGAGCTGAGGTAGTTAGACAAACTTTTAGATCATTTCCTTATCAGCCTGGTAAAGGATTATTAGTTCTTGCGACATTTAAGGCTGCAACTCCTACAGCAAATTTAAGACAACGTATTGGATATTTTGGAACTCAAAACGGAGTTTATTTTGAAACATCAGGAGCTGGAACAACTACCTCTGCTCTTAAAGCTTTTGTAATTAGAACTTATGTTGGTGGTTCTGTAGATAATACAACAAGAAGAGTTATACAATCTGCTTGGAATGGTGATAAATTAGATGGTACTGGAGCAAGTGGTTTAACATTAGATTTAAGTTATCCTCAAATACTATGGATGGATTTTGAATGGTTAGGTGTTGGTAATGTTAGATGTGGATTTATTATTAATGGGCAATACATAGTTTGTCACACTTATCAAAATTCAAACTTTTATGGAAATTCTGTTTATATGACAACTGCAATATTACCTGTAAGATATGAAATAACAAATACAGGGGCAACTACAACAACTTCTACTTTAAAACAAATTTGTTCTTCAGTTATATTAGAGGGTGGTTATGAACAAACTTCAATAGAACATGTTGCAGCGATGACAACTACAACGACGGCTTCTTATTTAACAACGACTTATAAACCTTTAGTGTCTATTAGACTTACGTCTACAGCATTAGGAGCTGTAGTTATTCCTTATAATGTAAATTTTTTACCAACAACTACTGATAACTATCAAGTATCTTTATTTAAAAATCCTACTTTATCAGGAGCTTCTTATTCAGCTACAGCATCCGACGCTAATGTTGAATTTGATATAAACGCAACTGCTACAACAAGTGGTACTTTAGTATATAGTGAGTTTGTAACTTCTAAATCAGGAAGATCTGCTTTATCTGGAGTTAATGCTTCTTTTAATTGGGATTTACAATTAGGTGCATCTCTTACATTAACTAGTGACGTTTATTCACTTTGTGTTAAAACACTTTCTGGTAATGGTGGTGGAATTGGACTTTTAACTTTTTATGATTTAACACAATAATACTATGGCTAATTATTATAAAAACGCATTCTATGATCCAACAAGTACTAATACTGTTACAGTATATACTTGTCCTGCTAACTCAAGAGCAATTATACAAAACATTCAAGTTACAAATGAATCTGGATCTAAAATATTAAAAGCATCTGTTACTGATTCTTCAGCATCTACTACTTATCAAATCGCTTACGCTAGTATATCTGGCCCTACTATTTGTAATCTTGCAAATGGTCCTATTATATTAGAAGAAAGCGATGTCATACTATTGCAAACTAATGATACGAATGCTATATCTGCCGTATTATCTATATTAGAAATGAATAGAAACGATCAAAACGGTTAATGGCTAGAAAAGTAAGTAATGGGTCTGGTGCTTTTATTAAACATACTAATAAAAAAAGACCAGGAAGACATTCAAAAAGTCCAAATAAAAGAAATGATAGAAAAGAATATCGTGGACAAGGTAGACGTTAATAGTATATATTAAATTTTATGTTTTATATTTGGCATACATTACTTGTATTACTATTTATAGCTTTTGCTTTTTTTATGGGTTATAGACTTGGTAGAAATAAACCTGTAGAAAGTAAACAAGAAGTTAAAGCAAAATGCCCAATGGGATTTAATTGATGACACAAAAAACAGTAATCATAGACGGAGAAGAAGTACCAGTACTACCAGCTACGGCTGAAGAAATAATTAAAAATAAATCTACTGGTCAAATTTATTCTAATTTAGAAGAATTCCATGCTGATGTAGCAAATCCTAATACACCTACAAAAGCAGAAGATTTACAACAAGATCTTAAAATAACAGTTGCATCTTTGACAGTATTTGGTAAAACCAAATAATGAATCCATACGGCGGCACCGAAATTCAAGTAGAGTATTTACATAAATACGTATCTAAAGATCTCCTTAATAAAGTCCAAATAACAACTTCTATTCCAGAAAAAGATAAATTAGTAATTGATAAACCTAATATACTCTGGATTCATAATAGTTACGATCAAGCAAACTTAATGCCTTGGTTTCAAAATAAATTAAATCATGGAAAATATGACCACTATGTGTTTAATTCTCATTGGACATATGAAAAATATAGATACTTTTTTAGTATACCAACAGAGCTGTGTTCTGTTATTAAAAATGGATTTGATGATGATTTAATTATTAAAACAGATTTTAAACCTAAAGATAAAATAAAGTTAATATATACCTCAACACCATGGAGAGGATTAGACGTGCTCCTAGATGCTATGGAACAGCTTAAAACAGATAAAGTAGAATTAGATGTTTATTCAAGTACTGAGATCTATGGAGATAATTTTAAAAAATATAATGATGATAAATTTACTGCTCTATATGATAAAGCAAAATCAATGAAGAATGTAAATTATAAAGGATATTTAAATCATAAAGAATTAATGAAGATACTTCATACCTATGATGCTTATGTTCATCCATCTACATTTGAAGAAACTTTTTGTGTAGCGGCTATGGAATCGTTAGCAGCGGGTCTTGTTGTAGTGACCACGGACCTCGGTGCTTTATATGAAACATGTGCTGAGTTTCCAATATATGTTCCTCATCAAAATAGTAAAAAATTATTAGCTACACAATTCGCTACAGTCATAAATCAATTACCAGATATATTAAGTAATCCAGATGAAAATAAAATGAAATTTCAACAACAATACTATAGACAATTTTATCATTGGAATGTAATAAAGACTTATTGGGAGAATTTTTTAAATGGGATATAAGCAACCGTATCGTATATTTGTAGCAACACCTGTTCATTCAGATGTATCCATTCATTATTTTAAAGCTTGTTTAGAATTTCAAAAAGAATGTTTTGTTAGAAAAATAGCTGTAATGTTCCAAGTTATGAAAAGTAGTTTGGTAACACAAGGAAGACAATTATGTGTATCTGGGTTTATGGAATCGGACTGTACACATATGCTATTTATAGATTCTGATATATCCTTTAATTTTAAAATGATTGAAAGAATGATTAATTATGACAAAGAAATTTGTCTTGTTCCTTATCCTATTAAAGGAACAGATCATGATAAAGTTAAAGCAAGAATATTAGCTGGAGAAACTTTAAGTCCGCATTTACTAGGTAACCAATATACAATGTCAGTTCCAGATCCTACTAATGTTAAAGTTGTAAATGGCTTTATAGAAGTAGAAAGAGGTCCCGCTGGATGTATGTTAATTAAGAAAGAAGTAATTGAAAAACTTATAAAAGAATATCCAGAATTTACTATTAATCAACATACTTTAATTGATGGTAAATTAGTTAAAAGAAATCATATGTATAACTTTTTTGATACTTATTGGAATAAAGACGATAAAACTTATACAGGTGAAGATTTTTATTTCTGTAAACTATGTAAACATGTAGGTATTAAGATGTATGCATTAGTAGATGAATACATATCCCATCATGGAGAATACAGTTATACAGGTAGACTTTTAGATGAATTTAAAAGAACAGAAACTTCTACTGAAATAGAAGGAAAAACAATCAATAGTGATATAGATCCTAACAGCTCTGATATTGCTAAGAGCTAATAAATTCGTTAAAATGGTTAATTAGTTAACTATTTTATTATATATGGATCCATTAACAATTGCCCTCGCCATATATGGGGGATATCAAGGATATAAAAGTTCTAA